GTGAACTCACCTGTGTCTAGTGGACGGTATGTTACAGCATTATCTTCGCTGTAGTCGTCTACTTGTGCCTGACCGATAGAAGGAATCTTGAAGTTGTTACCATCTGGGAACCCATCAAGCATCCGTACATATCGTTGCGCCATCATCTCGTCACGAAGGATTTCCTTCAGTTCTGTCGAGTAGACGTTAGTGCGCTGCAGGAAAGTAGTATTGGCTGTAGTCATTGCCATGGTATACTTCTCCTTTTATTAGATACCAAACTTATCGCCTAGTCGTGATTGGTCAGCAAACATCTGTTGCTGGATTTTAGGCGAATAATACAGATTGCGATTTTCCCGACGTAGGTTCTGGTAGTATGCCCAGTTACGTTCCGTCGAGGGTTGCATATTAACACCTTCGGTTCTTACAGTTCCTTGTACCATAGGGCTAAAGGTTTTCTGTGGTTCACCGATAAGAGTAAAGAATGCGTTAGGAGATTCAGCAGCAATGTCCCGTAGACGTTCCATTGACATACCTAGTTCCTGTGCTTTCTTCTGGACTGTTGCCGTAGCCTCAGTACCAAAAGAACTCTCTAACTCTTTATCAACCTGAAGTAGATTCTGTTGTACAGTGTTTTCTCGTTCACGTTGAGTAAGTGTTTGCTCTACAAGGCTCTTCAGATTATCCTCACTGATACCCCCAGTGGTGTCCTGTGTATCAGTGCCATCAATATTATTAGACATTACAGGATTCGCAGTGATGGGGTCTGCGGCCTTATTCTGTAATTGAGAAAGAAGTTCTCTGGCATAGTCCTGTTTAGTTAAGTCTTCACGGGCTTCCTTCAACTGAGTCTCAAGCTGTGAGATATATTGATCAGCTTCTAGTTTGCCTTTTGCTAGGACTTCAGGGTCTTTCCAGTTCTCTCCCTTTGTCTCTACGAGCTTATTCAAAAAAGAATCCTGTGGTGGGGTTTCAGTTTGTGTCTGCTCTGCTACTTCAGGCTGTGTGGTTTCAGCACTGTTAGTAAATACCATATTGTCATTCCTTGTCTAGATTTATAATGTCAAGCACTTGGTTTAGTGCTCTGTTGTAGCCGATACGATCAGCTTGCTTGTACGCCCATGACGGACTATCATAGTCTGCCGTTGCTGGGGTATGTTGTAGGAGGGATTCTAGTATCACCTCTAGACGAAGTAGGCTTTCCTGATTGGACATGATTATCTGTTTAACCTTGTCCTTATCCTCCTTCGTTTTACATCCTTTGAACCAGTGTGATTTCATTATTATTATTTTTTAGTTTTAGACTTAGTAGTCTTACCTGTTTTACGCATAGTAGTGTAAGTTGTTTGTGAAGAAGCACCACTACGTACTGTTACCTTATCTTTTAAAGGTTCTACCCGTGTAAAAGGCCAACCTTTATGGTTAACGAGAGTTGTACTGCGACCTGATCTACCTGAATAATTTTTTTTAGCCATCTTATATACCCTTAGTTAACGACCGCAGCTACACTTCTTTTTCTTACCGCCTTTAGGCTTTGGTTTCTTTGTAGTCTTGCCGTAAGGTTTTACTTTTCCATTTGCATAGGGCATTACTTCACACCTTTCTTTTTCTGTTTTTGCATCCGAGCTTTTTGACGACGTTTCATTGCTTCTTGTACAAAGAATTGATCGCCAGCTTCTGCATTTGGTGATACATCAACGACCTCAGTACGGTTTGTTCCAAAGTTCTTTGGACGTAGTTTGGGTCGTGGTGAGTAGCTTCTTCGATCCATTATATTCCTAGCTCCATAGCTTCTTCAAGTGATTCTTGGTTTCTCATTTCAGCCTCTTGTGAAGCTTGTTGTGTTTCAAGTTGCTCTTCGATAGCTACGTTAGCTTCGTAGATTGAAGGTTCACCTAGTTCCTCGGAAAGGATACGAGCAAACTCTTTACCTGACAAGTGTACTGCAACAGTTGGATCAGATGCTTTGATCTGGTATAGCTGTGTCAGGTTCTGTACTCGACGTGCACGTTCAGCAAAGTGTCGAGCACCTACAGGTGTAATTCTTCCGTCACCTAGTATATCATCCTTTGTAACGTCAAGGAAGTACATTCCTACTTCTGTTTCCATTGGAATAACTTCTACAGAGTCTAGGTTACGACGTGCAGTTTCCAACATACAGTTTAGTACAGGCTCTAGGAACATACGTTCAAAGTGTGCAGTCTTGTGTTCGAAGATACGAGAGGCTGCATTCTGTAGTGTCTGTACTTCGAATGCTGTCTTCTCACCTGCAGTACGGATACCCATAGCCTGACGTGGTGCACCCGCCATCTCTTCCATTTTGTTTTCTAGGTTTTGAATCTGGAAGTCTGCATTCAATGCTGTTGTATCTGGTGCTAGGTAACCTACGTCACCCTCGTCACCCATGTATATACGAGTTGCAGGGGCAAAGTCAAAGTCTTCTACGTCACCACGAATCTTCATGATTGGATAGGCAATCTGGTCAAAGACATCAGCCTTTAGGTTCTCTAGGTGGTCGATACGATATTGCATACCGACAAGATTATCTAGTGGACCCATAGCATATAGGTTGTCTGGACGTGGTCGCCACCCTGCGTGGAAGATCGGAGCCTTACCATGCCAGCTTGGGTTCTCTTGATTGTCCAGTACATATGCACGGTCTACAATCGTAATGATACGATCTTCGTATAGCTTATCTTCTACTTCATCGTAGTAGTCACCATAGAACGTAAGAACTTCTACGTAGTTAGATTCGTAGTATTGCTGGATAGATGTAAAACCATCTGCAATAAAACCATCAGCTTTGTGTTGTGTATCTGACCCACGTACTGCTGCACGAGCACCTGTCATTTTACTAAACACACCTTCCATGTATGACTTGGAAGGGTCTGATGAAATCATTTTACGTAGTTCACCTAGTGTTTTAATACTACGAATAATCTTAGGTGACTTGTCAAAAGAAGAGGCAGTTGGATTAAAACAAATATCAAACGGAGAGATACGGACCATACGTGGACCGACGTAGTTTGTGTACAGACTTCCGTCAGACTTTTCTACATTGTCTCGTTCAAATGTTACTGTGGCAAAGCAGTTACCATATTGAATGTAATCATAGATAAGATCAGAACTCACATTGATAAAGTCAGATTGATTAATCTTAGACTTCATGTAAGCTTCGATAATTTGTATCTTTTGTTTTTTGTTTGAGTTACGATTGCTTGACTGAAACTTTACCCAGTTCTGAGAAGGAAACAAAGATGCAAAATAGTTTGCATGTAGATTGTCCATGATCTGTGTTAGCTTTGGTGTAGTAGTACTGTTAGACCAAGGCAACATAGCATTCTTAGTTGTACGGGTATCAGTTGCGTACAAGTAATTGCGAAGTTCTTTCCATTCTTCGACTTTCTTTTCACGAAGATTAGACCACTCACGCCACCGTTCAGAAATCTGAACAGCCATGTTATCTGGACTAATTACATTTTCTAAGTCGATAGTTTCACCAGCCATTAACCAGCACCTCTAAATCTATTGTTTGCCCACACGATATTTTGGCTAACGCTGCGTCTAACGTTTCGTGCAGGTTTAACAGCCATGTCTACTACAGAAGCTAGAGCATCAATTACGTCGTCGTGTGCAGGGTTACGTGATGACAGTTCTTCTTCTAGTATTTGAGTATTACCACCACGATAGTGCCACATACTCATGTTGTCGTAACGAGGTTCCAAGATAGATGCAATACGTTCTTGCTTGTTACCTTGGTTCTTATTAGGACGGAACTCATCAATACTTATTCCAAGTCCGTGTTGCTTGATAAGCTCTTTGAGTTGTTTGACGATTGCCATCTGAGCAACTGTTGTTTCTGCTCTGAGTTTTCTAAAAGACCACTTACTTGATAGGTGGAAGATGTGGTCGAAGTAATCAGATATTCGGTCAGTCCTAAATCTGTCGATGTCCAAGATGTAGACGTTGTTTTCTGCATCAATACCTACTACCACAATAGCTGTGTAATCAGCACGTTTAGATAAACTAAAAGCAAAGTCCACCGCAGCGAAGACGTTAAGGCGACTGTCTCTGTAATACATGTAGCCGTTTTCTTCACGGAGGTGCTTTCTTTCATAGTACTGAAACTTATCAGATGACACAGGTACGTTATCTGGATCGGATGGATCGTTGTAGTACTGTGCTCTGAACTGTCCTTTGTCTAGGTACTGCCCACGTTTCTTAGCCAGAATCTTCATGTCAAAGCCGAACCACTTACCGTCCTTGCGTTGACTACGAGGCCACAAGAACTCGCCTGT